ACATCGAAGACTTCAGAGGAAATCTACAAGAGCTAGGCAAGGCTATCGTAATACCAATAGCAAGCGTTAACACTGCATTGAATCCAAACTCAGAGTCTGTTATCAATGGGCTTCTGAACAGAACCACAGAAGTTCCAATTGGTTCTGCAGTTGAAAGAGAGACCATGGGTGCTGTTGGTCAAACAGGTGCTACAAATGTTACCGTGGTCAACAATACGAATGCGCCTTCGAACGTCAGCAATCAGACGACGATGGGTGATGTATCGATGCCTTCGCCAACACAGTCAAACGGTACGCGCGCAGACGCTTACGCTGGAGTATAAAAAAGGGCGCCGAAGCGCCCTTGTGTGTGCTGCTTAGTCTTCAGCAGCGAGTTTCGCAAAGTAAGAAAGCGTATCTTCCTCTTCGAAATCATCACCTGCGTCAGTTGCAGGCGGCAGCTTAGGCTCTGCAGACTTGACTGGTGCAGGTGCTTGTACAGTGTCCATCGATACTTCTTGACGAACCGTGCGAGGCGCAGACTCACCAAGAACAAGAGCAAGACGCGCAGCAAGTTCATCATAGGACTTGTAGTTTGCAGGATCAGTAAACTCGTTCAGATCATGCAGTTGCTCGTAAATCTGCTCAAGCTCAGAGTCGTCACCACCTGCAAGAGGTGCGGCAGACGCAAACTCAGACTTGTCATAGTTACGATAACCTTCGACGTTACGAATCTTCAGCTTGAACGACGCACCTTCCCAGAAGTCAAAGGGATTCACAGGTGCTTCGTCAGCAAACTGAGGCTGCATGACATCCATGATCTTGTCAAAGATTTTCTTACCGAAAGTGTAGAGAAAAACCTTGCCTTCGTTCGCAGGATTTGCAGGATCAGACTCGACTAGAATATTTGCAACATAGTGCAGACGACGCTTGCGCTCACGCACAGTGGTTTTGTCGTCTTCGTTACCACTATTCCACAGTTTAGAGTTAGCTTCAGACACAGGATCTTGCTGACCGATAGAGGTTAGCGAACGCTCGATATACCATTGACCGGTCGGACCTTTAAAGCCATGATCCCAATAACGAACCCAGGGCAGTTCATTACCTTCAGCAGCGGGAAGAAAACGAATGACAGCATAGCCATTGCCAGCTTTATCTACAGTGGGCTTCCATTGACGCTCGTCAACATAAGACTTGGTTTCTTTAGGCCCATTGTCTGCCGTTGCAGCAGAAACGAGAGAAGAGATAGAATTGCGATTACGCTTGAGATTTGCAAAAGACATATGTATGTTTCCTTGTATGTACACAAAAGATAGCTTTGTGTTTCTTTTTATATTCAGAGTATTTTAGTTTTATCCACTTGATACATAATATAGATGTATATAGTATCATAAAAAACCACACTATTCAAATGGTAATTCATTACCTCGAGGCAGAAAGTTTAACTTCATTGCTTCTGCTTCCACTTTGCTTTTAATTGGTCCTGAAACGTATTTCTTAACATCCTCCTCATCAAGATTATTAGTCTCACAGAAATGAAGAATTGCATCGATGTAACTGAGATTCTTGATTCGCACAATCTCCTCAATACTCTTCGCAAATTTGTTCTTCGTCATCATCATACTATTCAGCGTCAACTGCATACTCCTTTTGCCAGACTCTTCCGATGTCTCTATAATACACTCCAACCGAGCGCTTAATCAAGCCGTTCTTATCGTATGCAGGTACAAGACACACCGACACAATACGATTCTCGCGACGCTCACCAAAGTGTGTATCAAGCCAGACACCAGACTTCAGATAGATTTGCATGTTATAAACATAAGTCTGAGCAATGGTCTGTTCACGAGTCAGAGGCTCGTTCTTCTTTGCAGAAGCTAGAACTTTTTTCCATTCAGTAATCCACTGCTTGACTTTCTTAGGGTGCAACTGCGCTTCTTCATCAAGGTCTTCAAGTGACGGATGAATAGGCGGCTCGTAACCCATACCCTCGCGCAGATTCTCAAGATTGTTCAACAGTTCAAACAACTGCTCTTTAAACATGGCTTTGGCATGCTCTGGAATATAACCAAGTTTACATGCTTTCCAGCCATGCTTGCCTACAGTAGCAAGATGAACATCAGGTATTTTTAAAACATCATCATAAACATCCCAGCCGCTTTCGTCGCGAATCCACTTTTTGGTCCAATGGATATATTCGCGATCAGTAACCTCGGTGTGAACATAGGAGTCACATTCTTGCCACGCAGCCAGACGCTCTTCTTCAGTCTCTGCTTTCTGTAGTCTCTTCCAGTCAGGCGCTGGTGTCAGAGTCTTTTTTGGGCGAGGTGTGAACTTCTTTCGCTTAGTTGTATTCTTCGGCATAAATGTCCTCAAGCCACCATTTTTCATGGGCAGCATTTTCAGCAATTTCTTCGGCATCTTTAAGGCAATGAATGCCCTTTGTTATTTTAGATACGAACTTGCCATCAGAATAAATTTCGACGAAGTAAGACTTATTTTTGCCTTGCATAACAAGGGCTTCAATCTGACTGTCGTCTGACCAATAACTGCTGACTTCAATCGCAGGCTCTGGCTTATTAGCACCAAAGATACGATCCCAGTTATCGTCAAATGTTTTCCGATCTATTGATAAAGGTCTCGGCTTGCTTCCCTTTCCGCTCATATTCTTCCCACCAATCAGGTTTGTTTCGTTTAGTCCACTTCGCAAACGGGCGTTTGTCTTCCCAGTAGAAGTTTCGATAAGACGCTAATGAATCGCCTTCGACAATGCAATAAGGGTACTGTGCCATGGCAGGAGTCGGTTGAGTAAATTCTTTTGACTTAAGACCTGCAGGTGGAAACAGTAGATAATACTCCAGCTTGCGAAACGATTCGTGGATGCGACCATATCTATACTCGTATTCAGCCGCAAGCGCGGTCCATAAGTTTTGAAGCCAGTTGTAATTTTCTGCAGAGTGTCGAACCCACTGCGCAGATGGATGATTAACATGACAAGCTTTATATAAAGCATGATTCATTGCAGTGTCTGAATGAAAATATCTGGCAATTTTTCGACCGTTCGTATTACGCCCATACCACAACTTTCCATCAATCACGCGATGCGCAGTAGACATTAACTGCGCATACTCGACAACCATTTTGACTACATGTTTGTCACAGTGTTGCTTAGCACAGACTGTTGGGTCTGGATCAAGATAGAATACATTCATTCTTCGCTCAGCTTTTTCGCTTTTGAAATTGATTTATACACATCGCCAAGAACGGTTTTTTCTTGATGCGACAGCGTATTATACAACTTTTTATCTCGGCGTGCAATCTTACCAACTTTACGCATGAGTTTTGCTTTCTTTGCGTTCATTTCAAAGCCTCTTCAACTGCGGGAAAGTGACCCACAATAATCTCCCAGCATTTGCGAGCCACTTTCATATGCTCTTTCTGAGTGCCGTTTGCCATGCGTAACTGACAGTAGTGAACCCACGAACGAAGCGAGCCAGCCATATACAGCGTCGTCTCGGTGTTGCCTTCGGGTAGCACTGCTCGCGCTTGCTCTTTGGCAATGCCATTGTCAAGCGCCCACTGGTAGACTTCTTGAGACTTGTTGATCACCTCACGCTGTTTCATACTCCAGTTCTCAGCCAGATCGCGATCATTGGTCTCAATGGAGTTCTGTCGGTTCTTAGCGTCCTGAAGCCGACATTCGCGCGTGGCGAAGTTTTCCGATACCGCATAGCGCTGACTAAACTCTTGAAAGGAAAAACTCCTGTGCCGCAACACCTGCCGTGAGATATCGCGTGTGGTCTTGATCTCCATGGTGATGTGTACCATTTCAAGAGGCGACCAATGCTCGTTCTGAATCAAATACTTCAGCAACTTGGGTGCAGTCTTTGCATTGTTCTGATTGCCAGGATTGCTCACTCGCGCCGCATACGCGACCAGTTCTTCTGCAGTATGGCAGCCCGTGATTGCGCTAGGCTTGCTCAGCGCAATTAGATTCACTTCACTCATAGTTTACCTCACAGAATGTTTTTATAAAAAATATGATTATCGATTACAAGTGTTCTTTCTAATGTAGGTACCCAATATGGTTTTACATAGTCTGCATGATAATACAGACTTCCTTCTGTAATGTCAATAGGCTTGTCTTGTATAATTTGAATTACAAGATTTAAAATGTTTTGATATGTTTCTTTGTCTTGCGGAATGTCACTCTTACCGTCACACCACCAAGAGAAGTGACACTGATTGCGGACTGGGAGAATATTACCCTTCCAGTTTTCGTAGGTAGGTCCCTGCTGTATCACATCGCAGATGGTGTCAGGATAGTCTTTGCTGCGTACACGATTCAGCACTACCTGAGCCACTGCGATTTGACCAGCAAGGGATTGATTGCGGGCTTCGAAATAAGAATTGAGCGCGAGACATTCGATCTCACGCTCTTCGTAGATAGGATCCTCCGGAGCAGCTTTTGTTGAAGAGAGAGGAGGAGAAAGCGGCTGCTCCAGAGGAATACTCTTTGTCGGGCTTTGAATCATCGGGTGAAGTTGATCTACTTTACCGTCACTTGGTTCTAGTGCCCATATGAGAAAACAATACATGGCTACAAGAATAAAAAGAAACTTGGCTTTTGTAATCATGTTACTCTTCTCGGAATTGGTGCCGTCACGAGGAATCGAACCCCGGACATTCTGATTACAAATCAGACGCTCTACCTACTGAGCTATGACGGCATAACTTTTGAATCTAGTATATATCACTCAACCTCTACGAAGATACCTTCTGCACCCCAATCCATAATTTTCTTGACTGTCAGCGTAACTGGTTCAGTAGCGCCGTCAATCTCTTCCCAGTGGATTTGGTAACCAACATGAATAAACGGTCCACCAGGGGGATCGAAGAACCCAAGATCAATTATGATCAATGCGGTCAGATTCTTCCT